AAGTTACTCTTTGTCAGAAAGGAGACCGCCCCGATCCTCGCCCTCGGCCTCAGGGGGAAGCCGAAGTTCTACATATTAAAGAATTATCATTGCGGTTTTATTGCGATATTCTGTTTGACGCCCGCGCTCGGCTGGTGGGGTGCTTTGCCTCTCGCCAACCGTCACGCCACGCGCGTACCATGTCCGGGGATTTGAAACGTGGACATTGGCGCAATTTTAGGCCAGCACGAAAGGCTTCTTTCCCTTCGTCAACAATCATTATCATGGTCCGTAATGTGAATGTTTCATTGGTTAAAATTGGTTGTGATAGATCAATCATGTCTCTGAGACCTCAAAATCCAGCCCTACGTTTACCAGCCTGAGCTGCCATATTTCTTTTAATATTTGCCCCAACAGAGGACGAACCGGGCTGTGCCTGAACAATAGAACCAGTCCCACCCTTTACGGACTTGGGTAATCCATGTTGTTTAATATGATTCTTCACAGCATCGTGTATATCAGGATTAAACTTTAACGAGATCTTATTAGCAATAGGGGAACCATTAGATACGTGTTGATATAAATTACCACCACTAGTATAATGAAGCTGATTCTTCATTAACCCACCATGCTCAGAGCTGTCAACATGATAGACAGCCCCTTTAGCAGTGGGCTCAACTTTAGTCACTGTTGATTTACCAGAGGTACTCTTCACTGTCTCTCCTCCTTCAGACCCGCCACCCGGATGCGGTCCACTGCCAGGGCCACCGTCACCAAATACTGGACCACCTTGGGATACAGTATTGGCTTTATTGACTGCGGTAGTTGCACCCTTTACAATACTGGCACCAATACCGTCCTTTGCCTTTTGAGGTGGAATTGTAGGAGATGACCAACCATTACCTTGATAGCCCATCGACCCACCCTTCATGGTATCATCACGACTGGTTTCACCAGCAGTGTACTTGAGCAAGTTCCCAAGTGCTGTTCCACCCTCACCATTACCAAGAGGAGGTTTCCCATTATCGCCAGGATTTCCACTACGAGTACTTGGATCAATCTTTGGGCTCTTCCACATACCTGTAGGTACGGTAGACTTGGTCACAGGATCCTTAGCTACGGTAACTTCTGGTTTCAAGCTTGCAGCAGAGTCATTTTGACCATCAGAAAACAAAATCCGCATAACGTCATCAATGCTATGCTGGTTACCAGTCTGATTATCAATAACATATTGACCGTCGGGTGACAATGAAAACCGACCATTTTGATCATCTATTGCGGGCTTTTCTTGTCTTTCTCCTATTGCCGTGCGAGTGAAATATGCACCATCCTTTGCCTTTTGCTGTAATTTCCCACCAGGATCGGCATTCATGAACTCTTTGCCAACCGATTGGGGAATGCCAAGTGTAGAATTACCACCAGCCGCAGCACCCATTGCACCACGTTGCGCTTCACTGACAGGAGGATCCGTTGCCATACCATTCGGATCAGCGTAATGATGCTCTGTTACCGTCTTTACTTTCAACAGTGGCGGTTGCTCATCATTAGCTTGATCACCCACTTCATCGTGCTCCTCTTCCTCACCCTCTTCATTGATCCAGGACAACAGTCCTCGAGCAAAGTTTCTCATTTGGCTTAAGAACTCGGGGCTGGTCTGATCGAACGCCATAGCAAGAGTCCCATAGAGCTCGGTTTCTAGTGGGATGAACGGGTCCTAAGCAGCTTGGTATGCGTAGGACCCTTTACCGCATGTGTACCGCCTAAAAGCCGTCTACTAGACGAGCTCCTTTTCCTCTTCCCTATCGGGCTCCGGTGGATGAGGATTAGGGACGATAGGTGCGGTACCAGGAGGTGGAGGAGGTGGTGGTGCTTCTTGTGGGTGAGGATCCGACACTTGACTTCCCTCCTGTTCAACAATTACGTGCGGCGATGGTGCTGGGGTTGATTATTGTCCCGTCTTGGAGACGGTGGACCTGAACGGTGGTCATCATCTTCCTCTTTTTCTTCTTTTTCTGCGCCTCGTGAGGAACGAGTTGAACCATCCGCCGCCGGAATTTCGATTTCATTACTCGGCGGAGCTTCGGTCGTCCCATATTCGTTGGTCGCCGTCACTACACAAGTAATAACATGACCGGCATCGGAATCGGCAACCGCATAGGTGTTGGGCTCAATACCACCATCTACGTCTGCACCATCACGCTTCCACTGGAATACATAGCTATGAGGCTCTGCATCCATGTGGTTCCAGTTACCCATGGTGCAGGTCAGACTCTGACCAACCATAGGTGCTCCCTCAACAAAGGGAACATCTTTGTTGTACGGAGGCATGACCAACCATGCCGTATGCATCTCGTCAAGCATCGGACGATACTTGTTAAACATCGACCACATAATGTCTATGTCCATTTTTGTACTCCTTGCAAGGTGTTAGAGCTACGGCCACCAACCAGTTTCGAGATGAACTTTTGCACTCAAAGTACCCCTGACATTTGGCCGTACATCCACCCAAGGGGCACCACATTGTTGGCATCTGCAGTACGCTGCAATGTCACCAGGTCCAACAAGTTTCTCACCGGGTGTATAGTTACCAAATCCAGCGGACAGTGCAGTCTTTTCTCGCCAATCCGCAATTGGTCCCACTATCTCACAAATTCGATGCCCGTTTTCGCAGGTCACCAAAGTACCAATAGGTGGATTATCTTCCGGCAAGTATTCGCTCCTGAAGATTCTCTTTGTCAAACCAATCCGGTCGATTTAGACTTGGCTTAACGAAGGGTTTCTTACGTGTATCCACCCAATTTTGATAAGCACCAGGTACGCTGCCCGATTTTCTACTTTTTCGGCGGACATAGTTAACTAACGTCTTTTCCTCACGCAGCCTGGTAATTCGAGTTCGTATACTCCCATACTCTCGATCAAATGCTTTCATCAATGCAATAATGACTTTCTTTTGTGTCAACCCTTGTTCCATCCCATCATTTATCGCCTTGATTAGAATTTCGTCTTGTTCTGCTGTCCAAATCGATTGAATCCCCTTATGCATCTTCTTCCTCTGTGGTTTCGGGTTCTTCCACGTCATCCCAATCTAGCTCATCAGGGTCAAAACCCATGATGTCTATCCAGTCTTGACTAACTGGAGCATCCTCATCAACCTCTTCCTCCCGCTCCTCGTCAGTTGGCAAATCAGCATGATTGCCATATTCACCATAGGAAGGTTGAGGAAGTGGTGCCATTATCTCCAGCCTGAGAACACGATCGGATTAATATACGATCGCAAGGCGACATCTGGTGTATTGCCTAGCTTTTTCGATACTGCCAATGCAACCTGTTGGCAGGCCTTCTTAAAAGCTGCATCATCACCGGGTGGGGGTGCACGCATCTTTGATATTACTTCGTTTGCAGTCTTGTTAGCAAACAACGTCCTAAAATCCTTAGGCTTGCCTAAACCCTTTGTAATATGTTTTGTGTAATCCCGCAAGGATTGATCATTGATCTTCGTGAACAACTTACCCTGATTTTCCCCTGCCATCTTGCGCAGAGAGGCGGCAAGTTCGGGATCTTCAACTGGTAAGTTTAACGAGACACCCTTCTTACCTGTAAATCTCAAAAATGTCTTATCCCCCTCAGTCTTGACAAACTTACCTTGTAATGTAGTCGCACCATAAGCCTGCTTTTCAGCCCCTGTATCTCGTTCACTACCCGGCCTTAGGCCCATCTGCATGATTATACCAAGACATGTAGCATGTTCACGAGTTCGACCATCCCAGGCAGTCAAATTCTTATCATTTCCTTCCTTGTACTCCGGCATATGTGGGGTTAACTTTAATTCAAGCTCAAACTTTTTTGCATCCTGAGAATCTCTGTACTCCTGATGGAATAGTGGTTGAATACGACCCTTAGAGTCTTTACCACCCGCTAGTTGACCCCTAGCGTTAGGATCCATATTGATTCTAACATCGGTCCAGGCTGGTGGGATCTTAAAGTCTTTGGCATGTTCTGGCCAATCTTCTTTATTGGCCGGGGCAGGAGTTAGACTGTAATACCCAACGGTTGATTCTTTCTTAGGTTTGGCAGTGGTTGTTTTTGCTTTCTTTGCAGCAGGCTTTGCAGTCTGCGCCTTAGCTGCAGGCTTTGCTGGTGCGGCGGGAGCTGTAGCTGCCGATGCACCAGAACCTTTACTGACAAACTGACCACCTTTACCACCACTAGTACCTTCAGGTGCATGTGGATGGTCTTTAGGATCAAAGCCAGCGTCTGCCGCTACCTTAGCATTCAATAGATCAACTAATTTCTGATTATTATCATTACTATTGTCACCAGGAGCGCCTCCGCCCGGGGCCGGGGGGCGGCTCGGTTGTTTCGGAGGCGCTGCACCAGGTGGCCCAGAAGCAGGTGATGGTGGACCCCCACCCGGTGGTCCACCTGGCCCTCCTGGTTGTGATGCAGCACCTGGTGGTTGTGGGACACCAGGTACACCAGGAGGCTGTGGTGGTGCTGGAAGTTCTTTTGTTAGATCTACACCATCAAATGGACTATCCGGATCCTGAGCAAGAGAATCTCGCACCTCTTGTGGATCTACAGCACCCATTCCATAGTAGGTTTCTCTAGTGGTCGCCTTTACTTGCTCTCTCTGAACAATCTCTTCAGGCTTCTCTTGTCTTAGTGGCTTAAAGTCAAACGTAATATCATCGTCCACTTCATCAAACTCGCTTAACTGAATAAGGTCAATAATCTTGGTCAGATTGGGCCGGTACAATACTTCCTGAAATGCCGCAATCCAGTCTTCAAAAGAAACCAGTTCACCCTCGCTACTTGCATTCAATCCAGCAGGCTGAATGCCCAACAACTTAACCAGTGGAATACGGGCAATCGCCGCCATATGTTCTTGAGATTGTGCTTGTAAGGAATCCAGTCCACCCAATGGGGCACTAACATTACTGAAATCTTCAGCATCCTTATCAATAACCATTGCACCTTGGTTATTCTTGATATTGTTAAACAACGCAACCCGAGCGAAAAGTGCATCCCCACCCACCGCTGTGGTGGCGTCCATATTGGTTTTCAATACACTATGTGAAAAGTTCTGAATCAGATCACTGACACTCTGTCTTGTCCTTAACCAATTGTCGACATAGGGCTTGAGCATTTGAGACATGCTTAACCCGCCAAAAGCATAGGCGGGTTTCAAGATGTCCGGCATTTCTCGACCAACAAATGTCAGCAACCTTGAGCGATGTACCTCGCGTGACATTACAAACCAAGTGATTGGGTTATACCAATCAGGGCTCAGTGGATCAACCGAGTCATACCGGGTAGGATAACACCAAGTGGGCTCTACCGGCAAGACTCTAATCAGCTTTTGCGCTTTACCACTTTTTGACGAACCAACCTTCTGTTTACTCAACAGATTGCGACCATCACCCAAATCCAGCCTTAACTCTTCGTCATCGTGAGTTTTGCCGGTGTCTAGGTATAAATGACCGCGACCAAAGAAACCATCAGCCTCTGTTGCTTTTTGAAATGCCTTTCTAATCCTAAGGTTGTCCATCTTGTCATTGATTTTCTTGATCTTGTCTGACTTGCTTTCATCACCACTGGCGGCCTTTAACTCAATCCACTCACGAGTCATTTCAGAAGCAATAACTTCTGTAACCACCCGGTACTCTGGGCGTTGTGATAGACTAGCCAGGTAGGCATAGCCCATAAACACAACGCCTTCAGCATAAGCTGTGGCAATAAAATCTCTGGACGCCCAACCAAAGGTTCCAGATATTGTTTCATCCATCGCCAGTGTTGGAATATCGCGCTCTTTTAGCGCGTTCTCAACTGCTGGCGGGAAGCTCGGTACTTCAAATGGACTACGAGTTGCTACTGAAGGCCGCCTAATCATGGCTGACTTAGCCAGAACCTCAGACGGTATTATCTTTACCGGGTTCTTTGTTTCCGATACTTGCTTGAGATCGGTAACTTCAGCCAACTAGAGATGTCCTCCGAAGATCAAGACTAGTAGAACAATTATCAATAACAAAACCCCAAATGATGGGTAATAACCATAGTTGTAAGGTGCCATATGCCCCCAATTAGGCAACCCACCTACAAGCAGTAGGATTAGTATAACTAGAAGAATAATGCCAAGCATTATCTAATGCCAGGCATAAAGATAAACAACCCCAGCAACAACACAGCCACAAACGCAAAGAAGACGTTTGACGTGGCGAATGGTTGTAATGGTGGAAAGGGTAGGATTGTGAGGAGCCACAGGAACATCACGACGACGAACAGGATTTCGATGATCATCTTGCCCTCCACGTGAGTCATCGGACGCGCCTAGCACAGATGTAACCCTGAACATTCGAAGTACCGCCACCACCAAAAGCCGTCTCTCCTACCAGATAAACGGTAAGAGATACCGCAGTGTTAGCACGGCATTGTCCAGTCATCAATACCTGCCGCGCCCCGGATGTCAGCGCCGTTGTATAAAACAACGTCATAATGCCGACGCCCACGTACAGATCGTTGTCAGTCGGCAGCGAGTTATCATTCAAACTAATACTGCCACAAATCATATTTGGACTTTTATTGGAGGGAGGTCGAAAGTCAACACAACCCCACATTTCCCAGCAGCCAGGACTCAAAGTGATTTGTGTAATCGTTGCGGGCACATCCGAAGTAACTGCAATACCAACTGCGTTAGCCGATACTACGTATTCACCAATCTCACCAGGTTGTGCATCAGATCCGTCAGTTACACCCACAAGTCTTGAAGTATTCGGGACAAGTAATAGATTATCAGAACCTAGCTCGGCTAGATTCCCATTATCAACACTGACAACAGTAGGACCACTAGGGCCAGTAGGGCCAATAGGACCAGTATTTCCAGTAGGTCCTGGTTCACCTTGTGGTCCAGTTTCTCCTGGTTCACCTTGTGGTCCAGTTTCTCCTGGTTCACCCTGCGGACCTTGCGGACCCGGTGGTCCCTCAACTACAACTGTATAGGCTTGCTCAAATGCCAGTTTCGCTTCCCAGTACATAGTTTGTGCTGGGTCTGGGTAAGCAACAAAGTAATCACCAATTTCAGGGTCACCTGCGGTAAAGAATGCTTCGGTGACCTCAATTGTATGTTCGACTCCATTATCATTTACAACAACAATAGATGGTGATCCATGGGTAAAACTGACAATCGGTGCGGCCTCTATCAGTCGATGAGTCTGGTAGAACATTGTTAGACCCAAATCGGGTCTGGGATCCGGTGAGGGAATATAGATATCAGACATCTATAGTGTACCCGCCAGTGCCAAAGCGTCGTCCTTAGCGTGTTGTGAATGATTAGAAGGATATTGAGTTACTTGCACCGCAAATCCTTCCGCCAACAATGCCTTTTGATATTCGGTCACCTCTGTCATCGCACGAAAACTTGTACCGCCACCATCAACAGTAGTGGTTGAATTATCAGTCTTTTTCATCGCAACAGAAAGGGCAAAAGTATGAACACCATCATGACTAATGGCCGTAGCATATTTCCCGCCAACCTTGAGGGTTTCTACTTCGTGTCCACTACTATCGGTACGGCTGCTTCCGATTTCTCGATCTTTGCCTTCCATTCTAACAATTCCCGAATTGCGGCTTCCATTTCATCAGGAGTCATTCGGCCATGATGACGTGGTTCCGGAGGTTGTTGTCTTGACTCTGCCATTACCACCGAGGTCCGTGCATATTGGAAGTTAGATTAACCAAATCTACTGGTCTACGAGCAACCAGTGTCTCAGACATTGCCAGTACCTTGGGATCGACATTCAAGGTCTGACGCTTGCTGAGCATAATGTGCATCACACCTGCGACCACATTTGCGAGATCGTCGTGTGTCCCCGGAGAGTGATCAATTGTTTCATGACCTCCACGTGAGATTCGCCGGTCGAGTCCGAGCAACTGGTTATATAGGCGACTGTTATCAAGTAACTCACACCGTCCGGCGTTGACGATCGGTAGAAATGCAACGTAAATGTCGGATTTACTTGCCTTAGAGACATTATATTCAACACCCTTTATTCTAAATCTTTCCCTGGGCCACTCACCAGCATAGTGGTCACCAACTACCCTAAAGACCCGATAAGTATGTAGTACTGAAACAAACTCTTCAACCACCGCTTCCGGTGAGAATTGTGGTCTACGCTCTCTCAATACATCAAGTACACCACGTTTGGTCTGCGGATCAATATGGCCAATTGCCAGGGTCATACTATCACTGGAACCACCACTAGGATCTACAAATCCGTAATAACGCATCCCCATCTCATAAGGCAATTCATGTAATCCGCGAGTTGTTACACTATCAATTGCCTCTTTCGTAATAAACGCATCAACATCAGATCTAAATTCGGCACCATATTCAGCTGCCGCACTATAGGGGTCTTCTTCGTACTTTTCATCAATAAATGATTGTGGTACCGTAGGGTTCATCACCCTTGTGGGTGCGCGCCAAATTAGCGGCCCATCATCTTTACCAAAGTACCTTTCAAAGTTATTCCACAATACACCACGGCGAGCGTATGGGGATGAAGCGCCCAACAATAGTGCATTTGGGATGGTGGCCATTGCCGGCTCAAGAGCGGCAATAATTTCAGTATCCGGATTTGCTGAAGATTCGTCACTATGCCAAAAAGCAATCTCATCACACAATGCCGCAATAATGGTTCTTGACCGGACTGCTCTATAACTAGCTGTACCCACTTCAACTAAGATATTACCATGAAATAGAACAGATTCGGCGTTCTCTGTCTTGACTCTGGTCTTCAATTTCGGATGATCTAGAAAGGCTTTAACATAACCCATGATTACTCGAGCTTGTCGACGGTCTGCTGCCAATACAAGTAGTACACCCAGTTCCCCGGGGTCCAGATAATGAGACCAATCATAACAACAACCCAAATACACAGAAATAGCAGCAAGTATACGAGACTTCCCGCCGCGACGACCGACCGGCATCCAGACCCGTGACGACTTTTTCGTAGGCTGATCAACAAGATCAGTGCAGTCTCTAAAGATCTGGTATTCTTCATTTTCTTCAAATGGAATGGCGAATACAGTACCAACAAAAGAACGCCAGGAAGTCCAATTACTACCATACCAATCAGGTACGATTTCAGCAATGAAATCATGTGGCCTACCCGCATAGGAGTAGGCCCATTTCAAGTCTACATCAGGTTCCTTAATCAACTGTAACTTTGGAATTACCCTGTCTTTCAAACTAACATAGGTATCCAGCGCCAAATCTTCCAGACGGCGCCGTTCATGTGGTAATGTTTGATGTCTAGTCTTGGTAGGCATCAGCTACCGTACTGCACTGTAATTACCCAGACACCGGGTTGTGTCTGGGTGTAAGTGTAACCGGTCACACAGCGTTGACCATTTACGCCACAACCAGTGCAGCCGGCAAGGACAAAGCCCATACCAACCACTAGAGAGAGAATGATCAACTTCATGTTAGTTACCTCTTGAAAACTTTAACCTACGCTGTGCCCCCGCACCTTGTACTTCGTACTCTTCTTCCCCAAGCGTGATCATATTAGCGATAAACATTTCAAGTTCATCAACAGACATTTTCCTGACTGTCTCTTCAAATTCTTCCTTTGTGCGGGGGAGGTTAATTGTGATTTCCCGCCGCTCAATACCAACCTGAGTATCTCTTGCCAATAATGTTAGGGCGTGAGTCTTATCAATCGTCATTACTTCGATTTTGTTATCACCAACCCTTACACCCTTAAAGATCTTTTTGGCTGATTCCGAAAGGTACCTTGTATCACAAACATACATCATCGGTTCGCCAATACCATGGCATTGTGGGCAATCCGAGTTGATTTCACGGTTGCGACTATACCCACTACCACCCTTGATATCGACTTGGTGATGATTCTTACCAGCCACCCATGCAGCGGTAGCATGTTTGAAGATCAAGGGCCCGAATTCGTTAGTAATACAGGAAGAGGGCCAATTGTTTTCACCGTAAGACTGCGCCTGCTCAACATAGTACATTTCAGGGTCGGTGTACTGAAAGCGATTGCCTTCACCCCAACAATGCCTGCAGGGCACCCGCCAAACACCGGTAATCTCGGTGGGATCGCCTTCGTAAATATGTTTTAATTCACGACGAACATCAGCTGCAGTAACCGATGCCATCTCTGTAATAGTCTCAAGTCGTTCACGGATAGCACAACGAACACTAATCTCTTTCATTGCACTATCGTAATTCAAGAATCCCGACCGAGTGGCAGCCTGCTGCGGATCCTGACTGACAATCAATTCATCAACAAACTTGCGCTGGTGTGCGGGTAATCTACCATAGAACCACAACGTCTGAGGGGAAGGCGGTAAATCATCAAAACGCATACGAGAATAAGCAGTACTGTTACCGTATTTCACCTTCCTATCTGTCTTTGGTTGGTTGGGAGGGATTTTCGTCACTACTCAAGCTCCACAATTTCTAAATCCGCACCTGCTTCGAATTCTACTATAATGTCTCGATTGAACAAACTCATCAATAACCGGATTCTATCGTTTGAATTCATTGAAATAACAGTACCTATTTGATCAAAAAACGGGCTATCTTTAGTTTTTACTCTGACTATCGTATCAACCGGTAAGACATTCCCACCAAACTTTGCTTGAATCTCATAAATTGTCTCGATATAGGTGGTAGCCACCCATAAAGGTCTTGGATCTAACTTGTTTCCTGTTAAAAGCCGAATGACCCCGTATGTATTTCCGGGGATTCCCCACTGCGTCTTATCTTCAAGATAGACAAAACCGTAACAGGGAAATAACGGAGCGTCCTTAGGACCTCGTGCTCGGATAGATGGAAGTACGGGTTTGGTGTAGAACGGGCAAAACGCGTCTAGACCCTGTCGAGTCAGGTTCTCGACAGCTTTACGTTCCTGAGCACCATAAGTTTGAAAGCAAGCCCATGCCATCTGCTCTCCATTCCCCACTCCCGCAAGCACAGAGAGCTACCGCAGCCCTATGATTAGAGCGTTGGTAGTTAAACATGTTATTAGTTTCTTGGATGAGCGTTGGTAGTATGCTATTCAAAGCTAACGATTGCAAGCAAAAAATTTGGTAGTACACAAACTTTACAAAAAAAGCCCCGCCTAAACGGGGCCTTTTCTTGCGCTACGCTGCTAATGCCGATTGCAATACCCCCGAGCTGAAAAAGCGGGCGCAAAGCCCGCTTTTCCCAGCGCTCGAAAACCTACTTGACCGAGGCCTTGACAACGAAGACCACTGGCCCGTAAAGCTCGGGTTCGTAGCGGAATTCGGCGTTCGGTGACTGGCGCAGCAACTCCCGCTTCCAGAGGTTACTCATGTGGTGGTTACGGGGCAGATCGTGCAATCGGCCCTCCTCGTTGGCGTAGGCGGTGCAGCGCACCCGCTTGCCATCGAGCTCGATGCTGGTCAGGTGCGGCACGGTTTCGATGTACCCACCAACCGCCTTTTGCAGCACTTTGAGGCTGGGCGTCTTGCCGTGGCAATCCCTGGCCGCGGTGGCCAGGGTATCGTACGGTTTAACGGTGATTGTGATATACGGCATTTTCCACTCCTTTCTAGATCACACCCTCACGACGCCACTTGAGGATATGAGTGAGCTCGAAACCCTTCGAGCGCATGATGTCGAGCGGCGCCTTGTCCTGAGCGCGCGCAGCCTGCCACTCTTCCACGGTGAAATTCTTGCACATGAACGTGATCCACCGGGGCTTGCTGGAGGTCGAGGCGTACTTGAAGCGGGCGATAAAAAGGCGTTCCGGCCCGTAGGTCAGATACCCACCCCAGTAGCTAAATTGATCTCTCACGAACTTGGTCATATCGGTCTCCATTCTGACTCCATACATATAAGCATTTTGCGGCACATTGCAAGTCCCCGTGTCGGATTTTTTAGATCATTTTGTGCTTGCAATTCGTTGCAAAGCGCTTATATATGATGATAGTAACCAGACGCCGGGTGATCCGGCAGCACAGGATCGGGAAATGGAAATCACATCAAATCAGATCAAAGCACTTACCGACCTCTGCTCCTTCCTCGTCTGGTTGAGAGACACCAAACCGAGGGACATGTGGGGTGCCGTAAAGATAGAACGGGCAGTGCAGGCCCTATCCGAAATCTCAGGGCTGACAGTCGACCAGATCGAACGTGTCGCTCGTGCGGGGGTGCATAATGGCTGATCAAATCATCCGAATGAAGGGGGAAAGTCACATCATTGAGATTGTTGACGTTGGTGTAGGCCAACGTGGTGTTACTTCAGTCTATGTCACTATGCTTGACAAAGCGACTGGAGTGACACAGTCTGTCATAAAGGTTCCTATAGCTGAGCTAATAGAGACAGCTCACCTAATCATCAAACAATATGGAAACTGAGAGATGGTAAAACTCTATCACGGCACTAACGGTGCCTGGCTTAACAACATTCTAAAGATAGGAATACACCCAAGGGGTGCGAAAGGAGTCAACAACTGGAAGTATACGGTCAACAGCAACCCAAAGTGTGTGTACCTGACGAACAGCTACGCCCCATATTTCGCGTTCAACGCTTCCAAAGGCAAAGAGCCTCTCTGCGCCGTTATTGAAATCGACACCGACAAGCTATTCCCACTTAACCTCTACCCCGATGAGGACTTTCTAGAACAGGGAAGCCGAAAGATCGATAACCCGGTACCCGGCTCGATGAAAGAACGGACTATACACTACCGGAAGCAGCAATTCACTTTCAACTGGCCTACCCAGAATAAGGACGGTACAGACACCACATGGTGGGAGGCATCTCTACAACATCTAGGTACCTGCGCCCATAGGGGCACAATCCCACCATCCGCAATTACTAGAGCGGTGTTGTGGCCGCATCATCCAAACATAAAACTTATGTACGTCTGGGATCCCACAATCGTGATCATAAACCAGATGGTCATGGGTCATCAATATCATATCTTGACCCGCAAACTGTTTGATGGTGAGTTTACACCCGTCGAAGAGATCAATCGACTGATGCAGGAAAATCCGCAACTTCGCTGGGAAGATCCACTACTCCCAACAATCGAAGGGTGGGAAATCATCAAATGTACCTGATGGACAACATAGTGGAGATGGCTGGTCTTGCCAAGACAAGACCATTCAATCCCATCATTGCCATCTTTGGTGCTATGGAAGATAAACTAAAGGGGGCACCGAGATTTCTGCTTGATACCAATGCCATTCACACCGCGACCGAACTAACCTTTGGCCGCCCCAAAGTCCTGTTGGAGGCAATGGCTCATTGTCACATACCTTATACAAAGATGTGGGTGGAATGGGAAGAAAGCGGTCGTGAGAACCTACGTCGTAGGTTCCCAGATGCCGTGATTAACGAACCCGGCAGACCCATACCAGTACGTGTTGGGTTTTTCCTTGAATGTGAAAAAGGTGGTCGAAAGGGACAAGTGACCTGGGCATGGGAAAGCCCAATAATGGACGGGTTACAAATCTCAAAGGATCTAAACCCGGCCAACATTGCCCCAATTTCAGCTTACTTTAACCTAGACCAACGAATCAAACAACCGATCGAAAACACGTTAGGATTGTCAATAGCTAACCTAGCCAGGCTATGGACGGACAACCCAATCCAAAAGGAAGCTCTATTCCAGATTTGGGAAACAGCGGAGCATTCACCTAATAGATGGGGTGAGATGTTTCTCAACAGAAATCCACATCAAAGAGAAGCAGCCTACGCCGATGTTTATGGTGAATACATTACGGTCTGGGCGATCATGATGCTACTAACTGCCAGTCGACCCATCGTTCACTATACACCAGTAGATCAATCCAAGCTGAACAAAGCCCGCGTCAAGCGGCATGAAGTCCCCAGACTAGACCATACCCGGGTAACCATTCATCTTAACGCTGCCGAGCGCGCGCAGCAAATCCGTACACCATTAGGGTTCACCCGCAAGTCACCGCGAATCCACATGGTCAGCAGGTACTTGGCTAGACGAGGAAACAAGCACTGGATTGTCGAGCCGTATATGCGGGGCCAAGGCGAAACAATTAGCAGACACATCAAAGTAAGACAATGAACGTACCCGAAGACCACAATGACCAGGGAACGGAACAAATGCAAACACCTGAAGAGCAACTCGCCACCCTACGACTAAGCTTGCGCAGGGTGGCCGAATGCGCCAATCAGCTAGGTGCCGAGATCAGCATTCCCGACTTGAACATCCCGCCGAAGGTTGAGAGAGGCTGGAACCGCCTATGTGCTGACCTCATGGCTTGGATGGAAGAAGACGACTGGCTGATCGATGAGAACGTACGTAAGCCTAGTGGTCGTATTGGTGATCCACAATGACCAGAGAACGAATCCACTTTAGGCTGATCCAGACACCGTGCTGCGGCCAGCTACTCTGTTGGGTCAACCCACGTTTGCCGACATACTGCCCGGAATGTGGCACCAATATTTTCCGCTCCCTAAAGTTTGATGGGACTCCAATCCTCATCTCTGATGAGAATGGATGGCTAGAAATTTCCGGTGAGGCAAAATTAAAGCTTGCATTGTAGCGCAAAGCGCTTATATATAAGCTGTCAGAACGGAGACGAAAATGACCACGTACAGACTCGCCCAAATTAGCGCCTCCTGCTGGAACATCACGGAGGGCCGTAAAAAGGTCGGTTTCGTGAACAACTGCCCCAAGGGCTTTGTAGCCCGAATCGGGCAGCATTGCGAGATCGGTGCCACCGCCAAGGAGGCGTTCGATATGGTCGCCTGCAAGGCACTGGGCTTTACGTCACCGGGTGCACTGGTCCAATACAACTCGGCGGTGCGCGCGCGGAACGCCGAAGCACGTTCGGTTGCCCACCATGCAGTCGAGCAGGCGTTGTACCACAAGAATTTCGATGCCATCTTTGATCTGATCACGGGAATCAAATGATGACCGAACCTACATTCCACCTCTGGTGGCGGGAGTTCAATAAGGCTCTCAAATTCCTAGGTACACACGAAGCAGATCAAGGCGATGCTCGATACTGGTACGATGCGCAACTATCGCCCGAGACCGCAGCTCGACTCCTCACGAAGGAACGAGCTATGGAAGTGGTTAAACAGATGAAACGTGGGGACTATACAGGATTTGTAAAGTTTATCACGGAGTTACACAGAGTTGGCTAGGTCCCAGCCAAATCTCCTTCTGACGACCTGCTCCGGGCAGGGTGGGACCACCCGGTAACCGCAACCTCTTGGAGGTGCGGGGGAGACGGCGGCTTATAGGGTCGCCGTTTCCTTTGACTTTGTGCTTGCAAATCGCCGCAAAAGCGCTTATATGTATGGATGTCAGAACGGAGAGCCAAAATGACCACACTTATTCTGAACCCGAAAACCGAAGCCGAGGCCCTGGAACGGATGAAGACGTTGCCTTGGGCTTACCATTCCGAGGAGGAGGGGATGGCGTTGATCACGCAGTGGCAACAGGGGCAGCGGCAAGCTGTCCTTGAGGAACTGCGGGCCGAAATCGCCACGCATATCCAATGCAGCAACTACGCCAAGGCGGGCTACATCAAAAAGGTAGCTGATGTACTGCGGAAGGCGACGTCATGCTAGTCATCGCTGGAGGCATCCTACTGGCCTTCTTTATCATGGCCGTGCTGCGCAATCTGGGCCGCATCTTTATCGTGTTCGGCCTCCTCGCCCTAATCGGATATCTGGTGGGCCCATGATCCCTTTGATAAAGATCGGATTTACCGGCACTCAACTAGGCATGTCGCTGTCGCAGCACGATGCCCTCCGTGGCTTCCTGCTAGGTGCCACCCTTGGTTATGACAACGCGGAGTTTCATCACGGTGACTGCATCGGGGCTGATGCCCAAGCACACGACATTGCCTTCAGTCTTAGCCTTTCCCTAGTCCTTCATCCACCGGAAGATCCCAAAAAGAGAGCCTGGAAAGAGTCCCCAAATAGTCCCATTCGAATCTTCCCAGCTCTGGATTACCGTGATCGAAACCGGATGATAGTGTCCGAGACAGACTTACTAGTGGCAGCACCCAAAATGTTCAAAGAAGAACAACGTTCCGGTACCTGGATGACTATCCGGATGGCCCGAATTGCTAAGAAACCAGTGTTTATCATCTGGCCTGATGGAACATTCGCATCATGAAAGGAGTGCTTGTGACAAAGAAAACTTACATCGTATCTTGGGAGGTCGAGTTAACAGCAGCAGGACCTATCTCCGCTGCACTAGCTGCCCAAGAGATTCAACGTGATCCGAAGAATAGCGCCACTGTGTTCGAGGTATCATCAGAAGACGGAGTGACAAAAGTCGATACCAGCACACTGCCCAAAGGCCGGTTTCGTGACAGCGCCTGCTGGAAGTGCAAGGACGGGGCAAACCCGTGCGTTGAAAAAGACCCTACCCGATGCTCTTACCCACATCCAAGGAATGATTGATCATGCAAAAAATCATATAACCCGCTCTAAAACGCAGGAAAAAGTGCCCCGAAAGTCCGGGGGCATTTTTTTGTCTTTTTGATACCTTTTTTCGCTCAGGGTATTGCAATGAGCTGCAAAGCGCTTATATGTATAGAGTCAGAATGGAGACCGAAATGTCAAATCTCAGCTCAACCGTCAAAAACCTGCAGTCCCTCCCGGCCAGCGACCAGTGGGTTTCCCGCTTCGCGCTAACCAGCACCAGCGGCCGGACCTACACGATCGCGCAGCGTCGTGGCTCGGACAACTGGCAGTGCTCTTGCCCGGGTCACATCTACCAGAAGGGCCCCGCGCACCAGAAAAAGCCCTGCAAGCACCTCCGCGCTATGGGCGTCGCAGCCTAACCCCTCAAACACAAGCCCCGCCTTCGGGCGGGGCTTTTTCTCGATCGGAGACTGTCGTGTCCACCGTTATCTATGCTTTCGCAGCCAACGATAACTACCCTAGATACGTGCCGCCGCTCAGTGTCACCTTCTATTCGGGCGACCGTAATCACGCATATCTTTATCAGACCTGTGGTGGGGAGACCGCTACGCTTTGCGGAATGCACTACCCTAACAACCAGCCTGGCTATCGACGCACTCCACGTGAAGTCAATTGCTTCAACTGCCTTGAAGCTGCTGACTCACGGAAGGATGCCCGCTCACATCTTGGTGAGGATTATCATGATCACCTTTGTGAACTCAACTATCCGTTAGCGGCTGACTAAACCAGGATAATTCAATGAGAAGATTGCTGAAGTTCATAAGAGACGTCTGGAATGACATCGAAAATGATGAGATCTATCCAGAAATAGGAAATGACGAGTACGATCCATGACCAAACTCATAATCTGCCTCATCCCGTTAAGCCCATTCGCGTGGGTACTCCTGCATCAAATCTTTTGAAAACAGGGCTTGCAATTCCCCGCAAAATGCTTATATTTACAGAGTCAGAAATGGAGACGAAAATGTTTGCAAATGCCAAAAAAGTAGCCGTTTTGCCGGTGGCCGTTAAGGGCAAGGCGCCGCCAAAGTCCACGACCACGATCGAGGGTCTGGCCGAGGTGGCAGCTCTTGACGCCTGCATGAAGGCGATCAAGGGCCTGCTCGACCTGAAAAAGGAGGCGCTGAAGTCGAGCGCGATCGAGCAGCTCATCGAGACCGGAATCGAGCGTCACAGCAAGCCGGACCACCTCTCCCTGGTTGAGGGCGAGGCCACTGGCCGTGTTGCCATCACCAAGCGCAGCACCGCAAGCCCGCTCAGCACCGACGAGGTTGAGCTTCTCGCCGAAATGGTCGGTGATGTGGTTCACGACACCGATGGCAACATCACGGCGGTCCCGGGCTTTGCGGAGATTCTGGAATCGATCCCGGCCAGCTTGCAGATCAATCCGATCTACGCCAGCAACGAGGACCTGCTCAAGAAGATCGACAAAGCTTTGAGCGGAGTCAAAGGGATCCCGGAGGATTTCGTGATCTCGGTTCCTGCCAGCAGCAAAATGGTGGTCAGTGACAGCGCGACCGATGCGGTGTTCCGCCTCCCGGTCGAGCAGGTCGAAACGGTGTTCGGTCTCATCGCCCGAGTCAGCCTCACCCCCGCGTTCAAGGACATCGGGAAGGCTTGGGAAATCGTCAAGCCGCTGCTGACCCCAGGTGACGCCAAGGCACAGGTCAAGAAGATGCTCACCGGTTCCCTCAAGGCCATCTAGTCAAAGTTAGAAAGGAAACTACGATGAAAAAGTTACAACTATTAGCCGGGATCGCCATTATGTCGGCTTTTGCCCTACCTGCTTACGCCACCGAGCAAGGGGGCTGTGATGGTTGGCCAGCCGACTTCATTGCAAAGTGCAGATCAATACTACAACCCAACGTCCAGAAAGTGGATCCAGTACCCCAATCCGAGTATTCGATGCCAGACCCCGACCAGGTTGTTTGTAATCTCGCTAACAAATATGCCGGGGACGGAAACGCTATTCAAATGGGAAATTATTTATACCCAACTAATCGAATCCAGATGCGCTGCAACGAATTGTCCGGCAACGATCCCTATCCCGTTCGGGACAGCATGAATAGACTAACTCAAGGGCGTCCTTTTCAATGCTTGATGGGATTAATCCTTCCTAACGGCCGGCTGACAGACCCCGATCCGATTGCAACATGCAAGGTTCCTCCCGACCAAATTCTCGGTGCAATGTGGTTTATCGCCGTAAAGTGGAGTTACGCCAGTGATTCCTGGGTGAAGAATAACTGCTCGCTTCGGGTGCCTCATGGCATTCGTTGCGAATACAGACTGAATAAGGGTGATAATCCCTATTGGGCGGAATTCTTCTAAATCCTAAGCTAGGAAATATTGTCATGCACTACCCAATGTACCGCTACCTTTATCCGCCCCGGCCAACTACGGCCGGGGCACCCTCAACTCTACACAACTACGAGGCAAGCGGGTGGTTGGGCCAAGCAAAGATGAATGGAACGTGTACGACCCTGTACGTTCGCCCCGATCAGTCAAACTTCGCCATGGGCCGCGCAGGTCCTGCCAACAAGCTCATCTGGCAACCCGGTGACCGGTGGAATGCTTTTCAGAAGCGCCTATTTCCAGGCACAGGGTGGTATGTGTTCGTTGGCGAACTACTGCACTCCAAGGGTGTCGGCGTTCGGGACACGATCTACCTCCACGATTTGCTGGTTGAAAACGGCAATTATCTGGTCGGCGTCACCTATCGAGATCGGATGAGATTGCTAAAATGGCTTTGTGACGGACATGACCATAGCCAGCGGGAGATCCATCATACACACACCGTCATCTGCCCTGGAGTTTGGCTAGCCCACAGCCACCTGCATTCGTTCACCGAATGGTTTGACTCCATCCGAAACATGCCAGGCAAGCCCCCGGTCGAAGGGTTGGTTTTCAAGGACCCAGATTCGAAGCTCATGCCGTGCGGCAGCGCGACATCGAATGTCAAGGGTCAGCACAAGTGCCGGGTGGCGACAAACCACCTGAGCTTCTAGAAACGGCCTCAAGGCACCTCTAGTGCGGTGTTCGATTTCCGCTACTATGCGCCACGGACACCCACTTTCGGCTGCATACGAGCTGTATGAGAGATCGATTTCTACGATGTAACACCTTGATTTAGCTTGCGTAAAAGAAATTAGCTATTTCAGCTTGAGGTATTGCATTCCACCGCAAAATGCTTATATGTAAGCGGTCAGACAGGAGTGCACAAAATGACCGAAATCGATTTCCTCGCCTTTATCGACGCAAATGTTGACGCAATCGATCTTGACATTGACGACGAATTTTGCGCTGTGTTTGCTGCGGACGTGAAACGGACGGCCGTATCCGAAGCCACAAAAAACGGTCAAACCGATTGGGAATTCGCCATTGAGCGCGCCGAATATTATATCGAAGAGCCCTTGGACCTAGCGCTTGCGCTGCGCTTTGAGGACCCGATTTATCATCCTACGCTCCATTAGCCAATTAGCTAATTAGCTAAGGGGGTAGCAAAAGCGCTACCCCCGTCCGCCTGAGCAGGCACCGGTAAGTCCATACGAAGCCGATGAGAATCTTTTTCAATTATTTTCGCACGGGCTATTGCAATTCAGCGCAAAGCGCTTATATTTAGAGAGTCAGAAATGGAGATCAAAATGTTTTCGAATGCAGCCGATGTCAAAGCCTACACCCTCGCCGGTAATGCCACCCTGACCCTCACCAGTGAGAAGACGGGCGCGCGGTACACGTTCAAGGTCAGCCAGGCCAAGGACGACGACGGGGCCCCGAAGGAGATGTGGTTCGTGGGCCTGCTCGTCGGCCCGGACAACTACTCCGACTACCGGTACATGGGTGTCCTGGCGGGTTGCCAGAAGATGTTCAAGCTCACGGGCAAGTCGAAGTACACTCCGGACAGCATCCCGGTCAAGGCGTTCGAGTTCTTCTGGAACCGGATCGTCGAGGAGCGGATGCCTCCCCAAATGGAGATCCGACACTCCGGAAATTGCGGTCGATGCGGCAGGAAGCTCACCGTTCCTGAGAGTGTGGATTCAGGCCTCGGGCCTGAATGTCGGGCAATTATGGGGTTGTAATGCCACGGGATTATAGTAAAAGACGATCCTTCAAAGGAGATCAAAACCCGAACTGGAAGGGTGGAATTTCCACCCTTCCGGGGGCATGTGCAAATTGTGGGAAGGCTATCGATAGCCCGATTGATCAAGCGAAACAGGAAGCTCTAATTTGAGCTTGCAAATCGCTGCAAAAGCGCTATTATAGCTTGTCAGTAAGGAGATTTCGAATGCTTACCCGGATGATGAACCTCAGCACCAGCGATTTCAGCTATCGTGGCGGGTCTTTCTCACAGGAGATTTCCACTCTGCAGTTGCGCCACCCACTGAGCCCGGTGATCGCCTTAAAGTCCGACAAGACCGGTACGGTGGTGCGGTACAGGCTGCACCACGAGGACACCGACCGGGATGGCGATGTTCTGGCCTGGTATTACATGCCGGAGCCGGTGGACGTTAAAGCCCATCCGGAAGCTCGGCGGACCGACATTGTGATCTTTAACGACTAGGTGCCACATGAAACGCAACCCCATTGCCCGCGTCGTGCGGGCTATCCGGCCTAAGGTTAGGCCAAGCGGTAAGCGCTATCAGCGCCGTCCGCGTAATCGTAAGAGAGGATCGTAGTTATGCCTAGACCACGCCTAAAGTACGCCAAGGAGGCACGCCAGCTCTATTACGTATCACGTACTGTCCTGCATATGAGTCGCCGTACGAGAGCCGAGGACTATCACTACATCGATGCCGAAGCTGTCACCGGTATCTGGCGCCGTAGTCAAGGCAGACCGTTAGCTATTGTCGGTTGGGTATGCGAAGACTTGGGCAAGCCCAAGCTCAACGCGCTAATAACCGCTAAGGCTCGTAACATGCCGGGACCGGGCTTCTTCTGTGCACCGGATTGGTTTCGTGAACCGATAACTAACGCTGAATACCCGGCTTATATCGAACGCGTGTTGGCAGAGCAGGACTACCCGGACTTGCCGCTAAGTGTCTTCGTTGCTGCCGATGAAGCGCAACAGCAACACTTCGCCGAGTACCATGCCGAGATGGTTGGGACGGAAAATGACGATGAGTAAATCACACACGATCTCGACATTCAAAGCCGAAAAGGCCATGTCACTTGACGTCTTACTTGAGCTTGCTGAAAAGCAGGCTCACCATATGCTATTGGTGGAGCGTATAAAACAGCTCGTACCTGTATTTGTTCTCGTTTCCCCACGGGATGAACTGTCCATCATCAGTTGCCCGTGGGAGAATGACACGGAAAAACAGATCATGCTTGCAGCCCTCAGAGAGGCAGCCAAGGGGATGCACGCCGTTATGCTCTCCAACCTATCCGAAGCCTGGGTGTCCCCATCTTACGGACCCGGCGTTGATCTAACAAAGACAACACGCCCAAGCTTACATCCCGAGAGACGGGAAGTGGTTATTGCACTGGCAACCGATGGGACCAACACCAAGTCTCGAATCTTCGAGATTAAGCGGGACTGGAAGGGTAAGATCAGTCAGCTGATACCCGAAACAACCTCGGATGACATGGCCTTTGCTGGTCAGCTTATCGATAACATCTTACCCATTGGAGGAAACGCCTGATGGCTATCTCCAAAGACGTAAGAGAAAACCAAAAAAAGGTGACAAAATTCGTTACAGACTTTAACCTTGCCGGGGGATCCGAAGAAGGTGCAGCATTACTAATGATAACTGCCGGCACAATGCTTGGATTGAGCAGGAAATTCACCAAACAAGAAATAGAATTCTTTGAATTCACAATGTGGAAAATCTTCGCCGACGAGTTCAAACAAGCACGTTATGTCAGAGACGAAATCATCAAGAGAAGGATAAACTAAAATGGGTATCTTTGGTTGGTCCTACCCACCCGGTGCAGCAAACGACCCTAATGCACCGTATAACCAGACGGATGACGGTCCCTGCAACGTTTGTGGTCAGCGTCTTGATGAGTGCATTTGTCCTGAATGTCCACTATGTGGTGACGTCGGTGATCCGAGCTGCTACATCGACTACGATGAGGATCTGACCTGGACTCGAACCGACATGCCCAAGCCACCACATGGTCTAGTGCGGAGCTTTGCGCAGGTGGCACTTCTGGCAGAGGCCGAGCGTCAGTGGGCTGGTGACATAGATGCGGAGAATGCCCACTGGGATGCACGAGCTCTCGAGTGGGATGAGGAGATTGACAAATGAGCATCTTTGACGAAGTCGATATCGGAGGGATGGAGGAAGAGGAAGCTCGAACCAAGTGGTGCCCGTTCGCGCGTGCCAAGGCAAATGATCTCGATGTGGGAGAACAACCATTTACTGCCAATCGAAAAATGGATGGGGAACCCGATCAGTGGTGTCTCTGCATCGCCTCCCGCTGCATGGCGTGGCAGTGGATCGGCTGGCAACAGCACAAGGACAAACCAGAAACAAGGCACGGCATGTGCGGCCTTGTTAATAGGTGAGATTATGACCGATGAAGAAATCTTTCGACTCTTCAGCTCCATACAAGCAGACATCGGCATAGTGCGCCAAGAGCAAGAGTTTGTAACCATCAGCCTCAGTCGACTCAACATCAGCCTGAAAGGTTTGACTGACGAGATGATCAACTTCGGCCACCGCATCGACATCTTGAATCGGCATCTCCAACGGCTTATCCGTTTACAGACCCAGTAAGTCCATACAATGATTTGAGGTGCTGTGCATTTCAAGCTTGCAATCGAGCGCAAGAGCGCTTATATGTATAGCTGTCAGAACGGAGATGCACAGTGAACCCTATCAAAGTTGAGAAATCCGGTGCCCGGTGGATCGCGCGGTTTGCGTTCGATTGGGCGACCAAGGACGTAGTTAAGGCCGCCGGCTTTCACTGGGATCCGACCACGAAACTGTGGTGGACCGAGGACGTACTGGTCGCGGCCAAGCTCGATTCGAGCGCTGCGGACCAGGCAAACACAGCCATCGCCAGCAGCTATGCCACGGGTGCCACCGCCCAGGTTCCCGTACCTAACGGGCTTGCCTATCTGCCCTATCAGCTTGCCGGCATTGCCTATGCCGCCAGCAAGCCTGCCACCCTCATCGGGGACGAAATGGGCTTGGGCAAGACGATCGAGGCAATCGGGGTGATCAACCTAGACACTTCGATCCAGACAGTCCTTGTGGTCTGCCCCGCCTCGCTCAAGGTGAACTGGGCGCGGGAGATGAACAAGTGGCTGGTCCGCAAGTTCTCAATCGAAATTGCCAATGGGACTTTCCCGACCGGCAATATCGTAATCATCAATTACGACATTCTGATCAAGCACCGCGCAGCAATTGACGCTCGTAAGTGGGACCTGCTCATTGTCGACGAGTGCCACATGGTCAAGAATGAAAACGCCCAGCGGACGAGGATCTTGCTCGGTCACGAAGACAAAGACCCGGCCAAGGTCGTCAAGCCAATTAGCGCCAAGCGTAAAATCTTTATGACCGGTACTCCGATCGTAAACCGGCCAAAGGAACTGTGGACTTTGGTCCATGCGCTCGATCCTCAGGGTCTGGGCCGGCACTTCTTCACATTCATGAAGCGCTATACCGAAGCCCATCACAATGGGTATGGTTGGGACTTTAATGGTGCCTCAAATCTGGGTGAACTTCAGCAGCGCCTGCGCAGCAAGTTTATGGTGCGCCGGTTGAAGTCAGAAGTTATGACCGAAATGCCAGCAAAGCGCAGGCAGGTCATTATCCTCCCGCCCAGCACCCACTCAGGGACGGCCATTGCGGCTGAGCTCTCGGTGTACAAACGCTATCGTGATACCATAGAGGCCGCAGAAGAAGCCGCGCGGGAGGCACGCGCGCAGGGCGACAAGGATGGGTATAATGCCTCCATCCGGAAGCTGCATGGTGCGAACAAGATCGCCTTCGAAGAGATGTCGCAAGTTCGACACGATACAGCGGTCGCCAAGATTCCGAACGTCATCGAGCATCTCAAGGAATGCCTTGAGGCCGAGGACAAAGTTGTGGTGTTCGTTCATCATCACGATGTGGGCCATGCTCTGCAAGCAGAGTTCCCCACCGCAGCAGTGGTCACCGGCGAGACGCCACCTAATGCGCGGTCGCAGCAGGTCGACAAGTTCCAACACGACCCGAATTGCCACCTGTTTATTGGTTCAATCCATGCCGCCGGTCTTGGGCTTACACTGACCGCCGCTCAGCTGGTGATCTTTGCCGAGCTGGATTGGGTGCCTGGTACGATCAGCCAATGCGAAGATCGTCTGCACCGTATCGGTCAGCAAGGTTCGGTCCTGGTGCAGCACCTGGTGTTCGATGGATCGGTCGATTCTATCATGGCCCACACCATCGTCGAGAAGCAGGAAGTGATCGAGCGGGCTTTGGACGCGCGCACCCCTCAGATCAACTCTCATGCTGCGCTTGCGCAGGTGGCAATCAACCCCAGGGAAAATAGTGAAGGCGTGAGAAAGGCAACCGAGATTGTCTACCAGCGCAAGCTCGATGACGGAATTCCGTTCTGAATGGACTTACCAGAATGACAACCAAAGCTCAAAAAGATGCTCAGGAAGAATACTGGGTTACGAAAGACGGCAAGAGGATTGCTGTTGGCGATCTGGACTTAACCCACCTGCGCAACATCGTTAGAAATATCATTAGTAGACGAAGATACGCTGAGCTATGCCTCAAGCGTATCATGGAAATGGAAGATGTCCTTGGTGAACAATACCAGAAGGACTTAGCCGATCCTAACTGCTACTTCTCACCACTTGGTAGGTTTGGCGGTCCAGATTTAGCTAAGGAGTTCAAGAAGTGATGAGTGACGAGGACGACCCGGCGGGCGATGCGCTCGCGCTCAGCCGCGACTGCCTCGGCTCGGACGACAGCGATAATCTCCGCGAGCCACTCCTCATCCATTTCATCAGGGTCGTTGGCGAGCAAGGCGCGTGCCCGATCCAAATCGTTCGCATGAACAACCGTGCTGGTCATGGCCGCATCCTCACAGTCGGCTTTTCAGCGGCGAATTTCGTATCGACGACAAAGCCGCAGATCGCGCAACGCTTTAACGTCTCGTCTGGCTGGCACGCGTCGCCGCTGGCGAGCGCCGACAAGCAGGGCGTTTGATGGCCCTCCCTATCGATCAAAGCGGCGGCACATGCTGCCACCATCGCGTCGCGCATCGATATTTTGCGGATCACCGCTTGCCCAAATTCGGCGAGCACAACGTCGACGATCCGCTCCGCGCGCGCCGTTCGGTTGCGATTGGATCGGTTACTCACAACTACGCCTTCCAGTTAGTGGGTCCACCTCGCACGAATCCCCTTCGTATACCGGTGGGTCCTCGCGCTCTGCATCACTAAGCAGGCTGCCCCGCTTACCAGCGCTGTTAAATGTGGCGCAGCCCTTACCACCATTCTCCCACACTGTTTGATAGATCGCCTTAAAGTCCGCCCAAGGCATCTTTCGACCATCCATATTCACTGTCTTGGAAGCAGCAGAGTCTAAGTGTGGTTGTGCCGCCAACAGGACTTTGAGATGCTCATCTGCGGTAACATCTGCAGCCAGCTTTCCCCTCACCTGCAAGAACTTAGCCCCATAGTCATCAAGCACGTCGATCATTGCACCGGTGGGTGTATTGATCGGACGCTCTTGCCGATAGGCAAATACAGGCTCCAGGGCAGAGCTTACATTGTCAGCGCAAAGCGAGATTGTGCCTGTGGGTGCAATAGAGGTCAGATGCGAATTGCGGATTCCCTTCTTTCTGATGGCATACTGAACTTCTTCCGATAGACGCTTAACGTGCTCACCTTCAAGATAACGCTCCGCATCAAACAATGGGAATGCACCCTTTTCCTCAGCAAGATCCGCACTTGCCAAGTAAGCTGCCTCTTCAATAGTCTCCAAGACAGCAGATTCAAAGTAGCAAAACGCTTCAGACCCATAGGGGAACCCCAGTGCCTCACCAGCATTGGCAAGTCCTGTAATCCCAATCCCCATCCTGCGCTTGGTGATAGCCTCCCCACGTTGCTCTGCCAAGGGATAACGAGTCTTATCAACAACATTATCCAGTGCCCTAACCACAGGTGGGACATCCGCCCTTAACCTATCAGAATCAAATGACCATGGTGACGGGAGAGTATCAAGTGAGTTCATCAACCTTAGTGGCTGCCGAGACAGATACTTGACAAGGTTGAACGATCCAAGCAGACAAGCACCAAAGGGTGGCAAGGGTTGTTCACTACAAGGATTAGTGGCAGCAATGATCTCGCAGTAGTACAGGTTGTTCATGCGGTTGATTGTATCGATAAAGACTACACCGGGCTCACCCCAATCCCAGGTAGACCGCATCAGGTTTTCCCACAGTTCCTGCGCATCCACGTACCGATAAACTTTACCACCCCAGCGCAGCGCAAACTCACTACCCTTTGCTACCGCTTCCATAAACTCATCAGTTACTGCCACGCTAATATTGAATCCCACCAACTTATCACGATTATTTTTAGCATGAATGAATTCTTCGATGTCGGGATGATCGATCCGTAGGATTCCCATTTGAGCGCCTCTCCGGTGCCCGGAGGACGCAGTGGCAAGACATACAGCGTCATAAATGTGCATAAAGGAGACAGGTCCAGAAGACTGAGATTGCAACTTAGCAACCAATTCTCCTCTTGGACGTAGAGTTGAAAAGTCGTAGCCAATCCCACCTCCCATGCGCATCGTTGCTGCCGCTTCATGCGCCCGGTGCATAATAGAGCCCGGTCCTTCAACATAGGAGTCAGCTATAGTCCCTGACACGTAACAGTTATGAGCAGTAACGTGCTTGGAGGAGCCCACAGCGGACTGAATCCTGCCACCGGTGAGGAAACGCTGGTCTAGGATAACCTCTCTAAACTGATGATAGTGGTTATCCGAGTCCTTTAGACCAAAGGCCACTCGATTCATTGACTCACGAAAGTCTTCACCGGGTGATCGATACTTCATTGCATGAAGACGATCAGCAGATTCAGTTTGTGGACCCATTGGTTTACTCCTTTTTAGACTCTAGTCGTTCTAAGATCTTCTCCCAGATTTCAGAGTCAACCTTACGGAATATATTGGCGAACTCGGTGCGCTCGGCGATTCTCTCTTCCGAAACTGCGTCTTGATAGATCTTCCCGTCGATCGCCCGCGCACTGATGATGTGCTCCAAAGAGATAACGGCCTCGCCCTCCACTGACGGTATCCGCATTTGTTCGGTCTCACGATTCTTAAAGCGGACACCAACATGGGGTTCAAGCTTAGCAAGCCAGCATTTGGCCGTGTCCATATCCGGCATCACCAGATGATGCTTTACGTTATCCATTTGAATTTCAAGAATGAACGCCATCTATTCCTCCACCTCTTCTCGTATCTTGAATGTGACGTTATGCTGTTCAATCAACCCAGCGATGTCATTAGTTACATCAAACTTCTCCCCGGTGACAATGATTAGACCATTTTCTTCTTCACGGTATGCTCGAGTCGCGTAAAAGCGACGAGACAATGGACTAAAGAACACCCGGATGGGTTTAGGAGGATTTCTCATCTAACACATGCCGAAATGGTTCAAGAGACTTATCTATCCGACGCATTCTTTTAACATTGTGATCAAAGCACCAAAGCCGAGACCAATACGTTCCAGCAGGCTTTTCACAACCCTTTTCAATACATGCTTTACCCGTCCAATAGAAGTCACTATTGAATGGATCTTTTGGGTCTTCGTAACGGTTCATCTGTTTACTTCATCATTCTTTGCCCAAGGGAACACCAACCAATCATCTGGATCCACCAGCTTACCATAGTAATGACAACCGTAAGGAATCTTGGAGAACAATGCGACGTAAGTAGCGTGTGGGTAGAAGTTTTGCAATTTTGCAAAAGTCGAACCCGTGTCATAAACGTCATCAACAACTATCAAATCAGAGTAATGAGACATAACATAACTAATCTTTGGATCAATACATATCAACTCCTTAATATCAAACTCATAGGCAAGCATTGAACCAGGAACTAATCCACCACGATATACCGGCATGATTATACTTGTAGGCTTTACAATTGAATCCTCTCGCATCTTCTTAATCAAACGATTACTCGCGTGATCAATATCAGACCAGAATAGATTAACCTTCTGTCGGGTGCTCGTCAACTGACTTCTCCCAGCACTTGGTATGAT